TAACTCAATTAATGGCGATAGAATTAACAAGTTTGATTTTGAATTAACTTCAAATACAGTACCAGTCTTTGCTAAAGTATTCGATCCGAATTCTGTTGCTTTGGCAGCAACTACTGGTATCTTCTCAATTGATAATCACTTCTTCAGAACTGGTGAAGAATTGGTTTACACTCCAAATTCAACTTTTGTTGGAGTTGGCACGAGTGCAATGATGACTAGTGGTAGTGCGGTGCTTCCTACAACTGTATTTGCAATCAAACTAACAAATGATACATTTAAGGTTGCCCTTACTGAAGCTGATGCTAATGCAGGCACAGGCGTAACATTCCCATCTCTTGGTGAAGGAAATGCTCATAGATTCTCTATGGCAGAGAGAAATTCTAAGACAATCATTTCTATTGATAACTTAGTTCAGTATCCAATTAAAGCTACCAAAATAGTTCATACGTTGTCTGGAAATGGTGGACAAATTGGAACTGCTTCTACAATATTCACATTGAGTGGAATTTCAACAATAAGTCCAAAAGACATCTTGAAGATTAATGATGAGTTTATGGAAGTTACCAACGTTGGACTTGGAACAACCAATGTAGGTCCAATCACTAATTCTGGAACTGAGAATTTAGTTCTTGTTAAGAGAGGATTTGTTGGAACTGCAGCTTCTGCACATAACGATACTACCAGCGTTAGAGTTCATAAAGGTGCATATAATATTACAGATGACAATAAAATTCACTTTACTGATGCTCCAAAAGGAAATCCACAAATCGATAAAACTGATTCTAATTTAGATTTCCAAACTTCAACTTTTGGTGGAAGAGCATTCTTGAGAAGTGATTATTCTACTAACCAAATATATGATGATCTTTCTGATGAGTTCAGTGGAATTGGTAGAACATTTACAATGAAAGTTGGTGGAGCAAATACCACTGGTATTGGTTCTACGGGTGGAAGTGGAATCGTATTCATTAACAATGTTTTCCAGACTCCAACAACAGATAACAACAAAAATAATAATTATTCAATTCTTGATGATGGTATATCTGGTATTACCACTATCGTGTTCTCTGGACTCACGAAACCTGACATAGATCCATTAGAGTTTGTTGTATCTGATTCTGATGTAAATGCAAATGAAACACCAAGAGGAGGTATAATTGTATCTCTCGGTTCTACACCAGGCGCTGGATTTGCACCTCTGGTTGGAGCATCTGTAACCGCTGTAGTCGGAGCTGGAGGTTCAATTGTATCTGTTGGGCTTGGGGCGACTGATAATAACGGTTCTGGATATAATGGTTTGGTATCCATTGGCATCAGCGTTTTTGAAAGTGGGCACTCGGGCAGTGTAGCATCAATATCCGCTACTGTCGGTGCTGGTGGAACTCTGACATTTAATGTTGGTTCTGGTGGAACTGGATATACAAGTCCAGAAATATTTGTCACAGATCCTTCCTATGAGAATCTACCAGTCATTGGAGTTTCTAGATTGAGTATCGGTTCAACCACTGACACTGGTACTGGACTTCTCTTGGATGTCAAAGTTGGACCTGCTACTGCAGGTGTTGGATCTACTCTCTTCGAAGTTACTGAATTTAAGATTGCAAGAAATGGTTATGCCTTTAGAAGAGGTGATGTTCTTAAACCAGTTGGACTTGTCACCGATAAAGCATTGTCATCACCACTGGCAGATTTTGAACTAACTGTTCTTGACACATATTCTGATAATTTTGCTTCATGGGAGTTTGGAGAGTTAGATTACATTGATTCTGTCAAAAATTATCAGGATGGGGTTAGAGTAAGATTCCCACTGTTCTATCAATCTGAACTTCTCAGTTTCGAACCAGCAGCATCACTTGCACCAGACCAACCACTTGAAAACCTACTACTTATATTTGTCAATGGTATTCTGCAAGAACCTGGAGTTTCATATCAGTTTACTGGAGGAACATCTTTCGTCTTTACTACAGCACCTAAAGAAACTGATGATATTGCAATCTTCTTCTACAGAGGAGTTTCTGGAACTGATAGCGTCTTAGTTACCGATGTCAATCAGTCTCTGAAAGTTGGTGATACTGTTCAGGTATTGAAAAATGATTCAATCCGAGGAACAGTAACACAAGATGAAAGAACTATCTTCGATTTGTCGTTCTCTGATAAGTTTGAAACTGATTCATATAATGGTGTTGGTATTGATGAAACCAATGTTAAACCACTGAAGTGGATTAAGCAAAAAGTTGATAAAGTCATCAACGGTGAGAACATCTATAAGACTAGAGATTCTATAGAATCCTTAGTATTCCCAACAGCAAGAATTATTGGCGACTTCTCAACAACTGCTGATGAAATCTTTGTTGATGATGCTCAGATGTTTGATTATGAAGATGATAAGGGAGCATCAGCACCTCCATCAAGTTTCAATGGATTAGTTGTCAGTGGAGTTACAACAGTAGCAGACGAATCGGTAGAACTTGTTCAAAACTTTGTTGCCGTGGCTGGTTTCTCTGGAATCGTCACTGGAATTACAACCACCACAGGAACAGGTTCTCATCCTTTAGCACTTGAGTTTGAAATTCACTCTTCCACCTTTACAGGAATTGCTACAGGATATCCAATTTATATCTTTGATACCAGAATTGGAACTGGAGTTACATCCGTTGATGATTCTAATGCTGCTGTTGTTGGAATTGGAACAACATTCTTGGATTGTGTATACAAGGTTTCCACTTGGAGTAGTTCTGGAACGATTGGAATTATTACATGTAATGTGGATTCTGGTTCACCAGTTGTTGGACTTGGAACTACTGGCAATTTGACAAGTCCTGTTGGAAAATACTCTTGGGGTAGGTTATCCAACATTACCGATGGACTCACAAGAAGTTCTAATCCTGTCTCTCTAGGTGTCACAGGTAACATTGTCTCTGGACTTTCTACATATCCAACTATTCAAAGAAGAAGTGTTGGACTTAGAGATACGGGTGCTCTTCCTAAAATTATCTTATAAATATCTAAAAACGTATAAACGATGGCTGCTGTCGTAACCGATAAATTCAGGATACTGAATGCTGGGAACTTTATAGACTCCGTATCAGATACCAATAATTCATATTATGCTTTTCTAGGGTTCTCGAACCCAACCACACCAAATCCTGGATTTGGCAGAACTTCTGATTGGGATTCTAATACACCAAATCCTATTGATAATTTTCAGTATATTTCTCAGTACAGAGACGCTTCTCTGTTTGGTAAAAAGATTACTAGTGCAAATATTAGAAGAGTCATCAGAAAAGTTGATTGGGTGTCTAATACTGCATACGACATGTATAGACATGACTATAGTATTCTAAATCAGACACCAATTTCTAAAACTGCTAGATTATATGATGCCAATTATTTTGTTATCAATAGTGATTTTAGGGTGTATATCTGTATCGATAATGGTTCTTCTGGAACTAATCGAACTGGCGGAAGATCACTAGACGAACCAACATTTACCGATATAGATCCATCAGCTGCTGGTTCTAGTGGAGATGGATATGTATGGAAATATCTTTTCTCTGTTGCTCCATCAGATATTATTAAATTTGATTCCACAGAGTATGTTGTTGTTCCCAATGATTGGGCAACATCAACTGATACTGGTATTCAGACTATTCGTGAAGGTGGAGACTCTGAAACAAATGACAACCAGATTAAAAAAGTTTATATTGAAGATGGTGGAGCTGGATATAGCGCAGGAACTTATGACATTCTAGGTGATGGAACTGGTGGTGAAGTTTCAATTACCGTTGATAGTAGTGGAACTATTACGGGAACATCAATAGTATCTGGTGGAAAAGGATACACATATGGAATCGTAGATTTAAAGAGAACAGGAACTATCTCAAGTCCAGCAAAGTTGATTCCAATTATTCCTCCATCTAGGGGACATGGATATGATATATACACCGAATTAGGTACAGATAAGATTCTTGTCTACGCTAGATTTGATGATTCCACTAAGGACTTCCCTGTTGATACAAAGTTCTCTCAAATTGGACTGATAAAGAATCCTGAACAATATTCATCAACATCCATTTTTACTGAGAATAGTTTCTCGTCTCTATTTGGAATTAAATTAGCAGATTCATTTACTGGAACACCAACTATTGGAGATAGAATTACACAAACCGTAACTGATGGAACTGCTCAAGGATATGTTGCATCATATGATAAGGATACAAAAGTACTAAAATATTATCAAGACAGATCTTTGTATTTTAGCAATGATGAAAATCAGACTGATGCAAATGATGTCTCAACTGTATCAAAAGTTCTAGCATTTTCTGGTAGCAATAACATCGGTTTTGATGCTGGTGGTTCTGCTTCCGTTAATACAAGTTTTAGTGATAGCACAGTTACTGTTGATAACAAATCAATTAATTTAGGCGTTACTTTCTCTGGTGGATATTCAAATCCTGAGATAAATAAAAAGACGGGTGATGTAATATACATCAACAATAGACCTTTGATTGAAAGGAACATTCGACAAAAAGAAGACGTTAAAATCATTCTGGAATTCTAAAAAAAGATGTCACAAAAAACAGATTTAAATATCAGCCCATATTACGACGATTTTGATCGCAGTAAGGATTTTTACAAAGTTCTGTTTAAACCAGGATTTCCAGTTCAGGCTAGAGAATTAACAACCCTTCAGTCGATTCTTCAAAATCAGATAGAGTATTTTGGAAAAAATATTTTTAAAGAAGGCTCCATGGTTCTTCCAGGAGCCATTACTTTTGACAATCAGTTTTCTGCAGTAAAAATTGATGCCACTAATTTGGGTGTTGATGTATCACTGTATATCAAAAACTTTATTGGTAAAAAGGTAACAGGACAACTTTCGGGTGTTTCGGCATCAATTCAAGATGTTGCTCTCACTACAGATAGTGACATTGTAGAATATGTGACACTATATGTCAAATATTCTGATTCTGGGGATGATTATATTTCAGATACTTTCCAGGATGGAGAGTCTCTATTTGCTAGTGAGAATGTAACTTACGGAAACACTACAATCAATGCAGGAACTGCATTTGCAACATTAATTGGAGAAGGTGCAACTAGCACAGGTTCATCTGCATCTATTGATAACGGTATATATTTTGTTAGGGGTATATTTGCCAACGTCAATAAGCAAACACTTATTTTAGACTATTATACAAATACTCCATCATATAGAGTTGGATTAAAAATTGAAGAGAAAATTATTAATGCAAAAGATGATGACTCTTTGTATGATAATGCAAAAGGATTCACTAACTATGCAGCACCAGGTGCTGATAGGTTTAAGTTATCACTCACATTAACCAAAAAGTCTCTTACGGATTTTAATGACACAGACTTCATTGAACTTTTAAGAGTAGACGATGGAAAAATTAAAAAGATTGAAGATAAAACAGTTTATAATGTAATCAGAGATTATATTGCAGAAAGAACTTATGACGAGTCTGGACATTATTCTGTAGATTCATTTGATGTTAAAATTTTAGAATCTTTAAATGACAGACTTGGAAATGATGGTTTGTTTTTGGAGGGAGAAACTACTGAGGAAGGTAACGAACCAACAGACGATTTAATGTGTGTCCAGGTTTCACCTGGAAAAGCATATGTTGCTGGATATGATGTTGAAACTGTTTCTGCACAAGTTATAGACGTTGATAAACCAAGAGACACTGAAATAGTTACCAACTCAAATATACCTTTCGAGATGGGACATTTGTTGAGAGTCAACAATGTTTCTGGAGCAGTTGCAGAAAACGTCGTTGTAACTCTTAGCGATAGACCTAAAGGAAGCACTCCATCTGGAATTGGTTCTGCTCGTGTCTATGCATTTAATTTAACTGACGCTGCATATAGTAGCGCTGAGACGCAATGGGACTTATATTTGTATGATATACAAACACAAACTACACTGACTGTTAATAGAACAATTGTTGCAGGAGAGGTTCCAGTAACTTCTTTTGTTAAAGGAAAGAGTAGTGGTGCTAGTGGTTTTGCTCAAGATGCAGGATCTGGAACTTCAATTATTCTACGCCAAACATCAGGAACATTTGCCGTTAATGAGCAACTTGTTATCAATGGCATTGATTCACCCCTTACTGTAACAGCTGCTAGTGTATTTGGAATACAGGATATTAAGTCTATTTCAGCTGGTTCTGGAGGAGGATTTCCTGCATTCTCTGCTGATTCAGTTTTAAGCAAGAGAAAACTTCCTAATGGCATCACTGATGTTAATATCAGTGGTTCAACAATGACAAGTCCTGGAAAGCAATTTTCTGGGATTAAAGCGGGAGATATTATTAGATATCAGCAAGGCAGTGGAGACGAAACTTTTAACAGAGTATCAGCAGTTTCATCAGATTTATCTTCATTAACACTTGCTGGACTTTCCACCGTTGCTGGAGTTTTTGATGGTGGTATTGGTATTGGAACTTTTAGAGTAGAATTGGGAATTCCAGAACTTAAAAATAATGGGCAAGGATATCTCTATGCAAAA